AGCGATGAATTCATGCCAGTTGGAGGAATCCATATTCGATACATTGAATGTGGGCCGGCTGAATGACGGCCCACCGATGGACTTCACTTCCGCCATGATGGTAAACAACTCAGGGGTTGCCCCGTTGCCACGCATGAACAGTGTCTTGTAACCAGCCTTAGCTGAGGTTGCCATGTCAAGTTACTCCTGATGCCATAGAATGTAGTCTTGCCGCACGCCGTACATCGTCGCCGCTTCGTCTTCCGGGTCGATGTTCGGGATATGCCCATCGTCCACGAGCATCCATGCACAACCAGTAGTAGAACCCACGGTTCCCGTAAGCCCATTCAGTGCGGCTTTGACGGCATCCGCCAGCGCAATAGCCCCGAGATACGTAGGGGCCCATGATGTAAGCTGCGCGCGGGGGTGAGCCAAACCGCAATCGCCGTCGTGTGTGTGGATTCGCGGATTGGAAATAAACTGATATACCAGATGAACAGTACCCTTTGCCGATGCAGGGGCGACAATCGGATATATCCGGGTGGAGGTGAGATCGGTAATCCCACTTGTCGCCTTGAGCTTGGTTGTCAGTTCCGATTGAATGCTCATGCCACACCCTCGTACAGCATGGCCGCCTGCTGGTATTTCGGGTTCATCGCAAGCTCGATGCCGCGCTTGATGACCTTCTCCGCCGCCTTTGCGGCATGAGGATAGGTCTGGTCGAATGCCTTGCGCATATATGACATCGGGCCGACGATCTTGGGGCCGCCGTGCATGCCAGGGGCGGCGTGGCCGTATTCGATTGCATTGGGAACATAGGTCCGCACACCCTGCGCGGAGATATGCACGAACTCATCATTGTGCTTGCCGGAGGGGTCCACCGCGACTCGGACAGAATACTCGCCCTTGAATCTTGCCTTGGCTGCGCGAACCCCAATGGAGTTCGCAATCTTGGCGCCCATGTCTTCGGAGCCCGTGCCTCCACCAAAACCAACGACGCTAAAGGCAAGTTCCTTTGCCCGCTCCCCGATGATCTTCGCGCCTACCCGCAAGCCGCGGCGCACCACCCCTTTTCCGATCCGGGGCTCAAGCCTTTCGAGCCTGTTGGCCAGTTCCCTCACGCCCGTAAATGTAAAGTTCAGTTCAGCCATTACAGGGACTCCGTGCAATACAGGACCATCTTGACGTTCTTCTCCTGGAAATTCTCAACGGAGTTGATGTCGAACGTCCGCGTCGTCTTGGTCTGGCCCACCATGCGGATGAAGCGAATCCGGTGTTCGTCGGGTGTAAGCCCCGCCCAATACCGCATCACGATCTTGTGGGACGTCTTGGGGTCAATCTGCTGGAGCGCAATTTTCTCGGCACCGCGCAGGGGTTGAATGTCGGCGAAGACATGACCCTTGGGCGCGTTGGCCCACGTGGGCACAACCTGGCCCGTGGCATCGGCGGTCCGCGTAACCTTCTGAATCCAAACGCGATGTCGGAGTCGCCCGGCTTGCATCAGACCCACACCCCCGCCGGCGGCTGCGCGCCCTTGTCCCAGAACTCGTTGGGGTGCTGGTAAATGGGACGAAGGTCCTTGCCCGGCCAGCGGATCATCAGTTCGGCATGGCCAACCACTACTCGATTCGCCACATACAGGGTCTTGCCAGCCTCGCCCCATTTCTTCCAGAACCACACATCGGCATCGGTCCGCCCCTCTTCCCACAGACCATCTTCGTTCGGCTCGCCCTTGAACCACGGGTGGGGAACGTCCAAGAGGCTCGATACGCGGAGTAGGGTAAAGCCGAAGTGAGCCGTGGCGGTCTTCGCCAGGTCGCCGTCCAGGGCGTCAAGGCCCGGCTCACCCTCCGGCATCGAAAGCAATACCTGGGCGCGACTACGATCCGATTGCAGCGGCGCCAGGGCATCGACCTCGGGGTGCTCGCACATCAGGCGAGACAACTCCACCACATCTTCTTCCCGGAATACCGTGTCGTAATCAATCGTCAAGACAGCTTCGCAGTCCGGTATTTCCTCAAGCATCTTCAATATGCCGCGCTCGAGGGATTGACCCCAAAACGCGCCAGTGGTCTTGAAGATGGGGATGTCGTACTTGCGCAGCGCCTTGGTGGCGCAGAAGAAGTTGTCGGCGAACATCAGACGGGGTATCGACATCACGGCGGCCACAACCAGCGAACGCTTCGCGCCTTCGGCCGGCTTCGTGCCCTGGAGGTTCAGGCTGATCGGATAGGCGGAGCAATCGTCGGCGTCGGACTCCCAGCGCCGCACATCGCGCAGGCCGACTTCGCGCAGCATCTTCCTCAGTTTCGGCTCGGTGAAGATGGCCTTGTGGAAATCGTTACCATCGACCTGCCCGCCAACTATGAAGCCCTCCGTCGGCCCATCCGTGCCGTGCAAATGTAGGGCGGCGATCCGGTCGAAGTCGGGCACGGCAACCTTCAACACGCCCCCGGGCTGCAGGTGCTCCACCCAGTCAGTCAGAACAGCCACGGTGTCTTTATGGGAAAAATGCTCCAAGAGGTGAGACGCCCGAATCTCATCGGCCATCGGCACCCCGTTGAGGGGATACGCCTCCTGGCCGTGCAGTCGGTCGATGTTGGCGTATCCCGGCAACTCCATATTGCCGCCACCGAGGTTCAGGCGCACCGGGCCCTTCGGCTTGCGGGCGCGCTTGGGGCGTTTCTCCTTGATAGTGTCCATCATATCGCTCCGAAAATGCGGTCCTTTCCGAGTAGGGCATCGACTGTAAGGGCAACACGGCTAGCAACCGCGCCGACGATGATCGGTTCTCGATACTCATTCCAATGCGAGATAAGCTGGCGCATGGCCATCTTGTACATCGCAGGCACGGAACCGGGCGTGTCCCCATATCCGCACACGTACTGAATCTCGATCTGATCCGGGATGCCGTAGAGGCTGGGCCAGGACTGCCCCCATGTAAGTGTGATTCGCCCCGGCTCGTGGTCCGTGCTGACGGTGTAGACGGTATCCGCAAGCGTCTTTTGATCGCCATCCGTGTTGTAGTATTTGATGTGCGAGACGGATTGGAGCGGGGGATAAGGCAACTCGATGGGGTTGCTGAAGTCATCAAGAATCAGATTCCAGGTCTGTGTGATGAGGACCCGATGCAGGACCGTCTCTACATATTCACGCGCGGCCCGGGCGACCGCCCGCAAGTCGGCGTCGGATTCGTCATCGACAACCCTGCACCAGTCCTTGGCCTCGGCCAAAGTGACCGGCTCTTGCGTCGGGGCGGTTACTATGGTCGTCGGCATCGGTCATCGCCTCATCTCGCTACACCTGCGTGCGCCACCACGAGGCGCCCACGGTGAAGGTCTGGCCGGTAGTGCCGGCGACAATGCTCAAACTGAGAGCCGCCTTCGGCCGTACGACAATCCTGCCACGGCATTCCCACTCAACAGCGGCGCCGGGTAGAATGCCGACCTCTTCGCCTTCACCCCAGTTGCCACACGGGAACCAGCCGTCATCGACAACGGTTCCATCGACTTCGACGCGCACGGTGCCGAGATCGGGTTCCCGCCCGTCACCCGTACCGCGAAGTGTAATGATGTCGTTGGCCGGTTTGGCCACGTTGAGCAGCTCGGTGTGATTGCAGTACCACAGCGAGAACATGGTCTGGGCCGCTGTCGTGACGAGGTTGAATCCGAACAACCTATCCATCACGAGGCTCTTGCCGCCGGGGCTTTCGCCGTTGAAGATCGTGATGAGGGAGACAGTGGTCGGCCGGACAATCAAGCCCGCAACGGCGTCACTGGTCATCGCCGACTCGTGCTCGTGCGCCATCCTAGCATTCCCGAGCGGACCTTGGCGATCGACGATCTCTTGTAGCAGCTTTTCGGTATTCATGCTCATGGTGTTGCTCCTTGCCCTGGTTGTCGGGCAGTATCAGGCAGTTACAGTTGCGTGCGCCACCACGAGGCGCCGACGGTGAAATCCTCACCGATCGTTCCGGCCACGACGTGCAGGCTCAGCGCGGCCTTGGGTCGGACGATGATCCGCCCGTTGCACTCCCACTCGATAGCGGCGCCGGGCAGGGCACCGGCCTCTTCACCTTCACCCCAATTCCCGCAGGGGAACCAGCCGTCGTCCAGGACCGTGGCGCCAACATCGACGCGGACGGTACTGACATCGGGCTCGCGGCCGTCGCCGGTGCCGCGCAGGGTTGCGATGTCGTTGGTGGGCTTGGCGACGTTGATGAGTTGCGTGTGGTTGCAATACCACAACGAGAACATCGACTGCGCCCCTGCCGTGACGAGGTTGAATCCGAACAGGCGGTCGATGACGAGGCTCTTGCCACCGGGCCCCTCGCCGTTGAAAATGGTGGCCAGGGCCACCGTGGTCGGCCGGACCACCAGGCCGGGAACGGCGGTAGTGGTTATTGCGCTTTCGTGCTCGTGGGCCATGCGCGCGTAGCCAAGCGGGCCTTGGCCATCGAGAAACTTCTGCAATAGTTCGTCGGTCTTCGTGTTCATCATGCTGCTCCTTGCCCTGGTTGTCGGGCTCTATTCTGGAGGCGCTTCGTCTTCCCACAAATACTGGGCGTGCCCGCGATAAATCGCATTGAGCGTTTCGAGTATCTGGGCGTTTGTGTCGATCAATAAAGCCAAGTACGCTTCGATGGTTTGCTTCTGGCGTACCCAAGGCCACGAGCCGGGCCAGATGAACCGCGCCCCGGTATCGGTCTCGGTGAAGACCGAACCCACGGGCGGGGTCTGGAGCCCGCCGGCGTCCTCTGCATCACGTCCGGGCTTGGCGTCGGTAGACAGGCCGCGATACCGATTGATGCTTGTTTCAAGCCGAATCGCCATTACTTGCCCGCCTTCCTGGCGCGCTTCGGCTTCGCCGGTTTCGGCGCGGCCTTCGGCTCAGGTTCGGGGGCCGGCTTCGGCTCGGGAACGTCCCCGAGCTGCATCTTCTCGGCAAGGGCCATCGCAGCGCGGATGGGGCCCTTGACGCCCGCTAAGACGACACCAGCCGCGTCTTCGACCCGATAGTCCCTGCCGCTTGTCGCATGGTTGCCAGTGATGTTGTATCCATTGATCCACATAAGATTCTCCTGTTAGGTCGTCCAGGCCGTTGCGTCATGGGGCCAGACTATGCCGGATGTCTCAAAGGCGTCAGTTCCAAAGCATTGGATACCGAGGCTCGCGCCGTCGTCAGCCGCGGCGAGCGGAATTACGGCTGATTGATTGCCGAACGTAGAGACCCGCAGGAACTGCGCCACGGTTGTATCGGCGAGCGTAATCATCAGGCCGTCCGCGGCGCCATGGCTGACCATCGTGCAATCTTCCATGTAAAGGGCCTGCGTCGTGACGGCGGTATGGTCGAGATCGAGGATCGCCGTGGCCCATGTTCCGATCCAGGTGCAGCGAAGGAATCGCAGATCGGTGAATGCGCCCTCGCTGATGACGGCCACCGTCGCGTCTCCCGCATGCTCGTAGAACTCGCAGCCGTCAAACGTAATCCGGTTATTCGTCGCCTCAATGGTGACGCCGACCAGAAGCTCCGTGGTAATGGCCCCGCCCCGAATCACGCAGTTCTTAATCATCAGGTCGTCGCAGCCGGTCTTGATGTCCAGACCTACGGTTGTCCCGTTCGTGAACGTGCCCTCGAAGATCAGGTTCTCGATCCAGAGGTCGTCAGCGTCGAATTGGACGGTGGAGGCTTCGGCGCTGAGCGAGAAAATGGGCCGCAGATCGCCCCGGCCCAACCCGACTACCTTGATCCCGGCCACGTCGAAATTCAGGGCTGCCGCTCCGTCCACGTCCTCGGCGTGCGCCGGCATGACGTAGATGATGTCGCCGACGCTGGCGGTGACCTGGGAGATCGCGTAATCCAACGTCGCGAACGGCACGTCGGGGCTCCGGCCGGCGTCGGCCGCATCGACCGCCCCGGTTGTCGTGGAACTGACCCACCAGCGGTCGCCGGTAGTGATGTGCATGGATTCGATGCTGACGGTGCCGCCGGGCTGCTGGCGGCCGAATAATGCGGTTTTGTTTCCGAGTGTCATCTGGGTTTCCTTCCAGCGTTATCGTTCCGGCTTACCAGGCGGCCGCGACAGTCGGCCAGAGAATGCCATGCGTGCCGTAGGCGTCCGTCCCATAGCATTCGACCCCGAGGCTCGCGCCGGAATCGGCGGTAGCCAGCGGGAGCTGATCGTCTTCTACGCAGAACGTATTGACGCGCATGAATTGGGCGACGGTCGTATCATCGAGCGTGAAAACAATCCCGTCGGCGGCGCCGTGGCTTGTCATACTGCAATCTGCCACGTAAAGGGCCTGGGTGGTGACGGCGGCAGCATCGAGGTCGAGAGTGGCCGCAGACCAGGTGCCGTTGAAGTAGCAGTTCTTGACCACCATGTTCGTGAAGGCACCCTCAGTCACGATAGCTGCTGAGGCGGTCCCGACGTGCTCGATGAACTCGCAGCCATCGAAGGTAATCCTGTCATTCGTCGCCGCGATGTTGACGGCGATCAGCAGTTCCATCGCCGTGGTCGTGCCGCGGAACACGCAGGACTTGAACGTGAGATCGTCGCAGCCGGTCTTCACGTCAACGCCGATGACGACGCCGGTGTCGATGGTGCCCTCGAAAATGAGGTTTTCGATCCAGAGATCATCCGCATCAACTGATACGGTCGCATCCGTCGCGCTGATTTGAATCTTCGGGCGGATGTCGCCCCAGCCGAGGCCGATGATCGAGATGCCGGCCTTGTCGATGTCCAGCCCGCCGGCGGTGGCGACATCTTCGACGTGGGCGGGCATGACGTAGATGATGTCGCCCTGATCCGCGGTGGTCTGCCCGATGGCATACTCCAGCGTGGCGAAGGGGAGTTCGGGGTTTCGCCCGGCCCCCACCGAGTCAGCCGCGGCAGTCACCGTAGAACCGACGAAGAATCGATCCCCCGTGCTGGTGCCCTGGTCCTCAATGGCAAACATGCCGCCGGGTTGCTTGCGGCTAAAATGCGAGGTCTTTGTCGCGTGGTCCATGTCTGGGTCCTTCCAGTGTTAGGCTCAGGCGGTTACATCCGCCGTCAATCCGGTGTGCTTGAACCGGCCGGGCTCCATGATGTAGGTCACCACGAACTCGTCGGTGGCGACATCGGCCAGGAGCCCCACGCTGAAGTGCGTGTAGACCGCGCCGTTCTCGGCACCGAGCTGGGCGACCTGCTCGGCGCTGATCTCGGCGAATCGCGTGTCGCCAACAGCGTCGGCGGTCGTCGGGTCGCTGAACGCCTTGAGCAGCGCGACGCCCGACGCGGAAGCGTCAGTGGCCACGTAAATGCCACTCAGGGCTTTCATGGCGCCACCGACGCTCACCATGGTGGTGATCATCACGTGCTCGTAATCTTCCATCGCCTGCCACGACGTGTAGTCGATGGTGGTTTTGCCCGGGTCCTCGTCGAACATCAGAACCTTGAGGCGCGAGCTGAGGGTTTCTCTTGCCTGTGCAGTTGCCATTTTGTGCTCCTATGCAGTTACATCCGCGGTCAGTCCAGTATGGCTGAACCGACCGGGCTTCATAATGTAGACCACGGCGAACTCGTCGCCGGAGGCATCGGCCGTGATGCCTGCGCTGAAGTGCGTGTAGACCGCGCTGTTCTCGGCACCGGCTTGAGCGACCTGCTCGGCACTGATTTCAGCAAAGCGCCAGTCGCCCACGGCGTCAACCGTAGTGGGGTTGCTGAATGCCTTGACGAGCAACATACTTGTCTCGGCGGCATCGGTGCCGAGGTAGATGCCGCTGGTTGCAGCCATCCCCGTTCCGTCCGCGAACATCACGCCCACCATGACGTTCTCGAAGTCTTCCATCGCCTGCCAGGAGGTATAGTGGAGGACGTCGGAAGCAGCGTCGTCGTCGTCAAACATCAGCAGCTTCAACTCGCTGGCTAGTTTCTCACATGCCTGTGCGGTTGTCATGTTGTGCTCCTATCTCAGCGCTTACGCGCGCGCGTTCAAGGCGACGAACGGGCCGATGGTGACGGTGGAGTTCTTGGTCGTCAGGGCGGCACGCCACCAGGGGCAGCCGTCGTTTCGCATCGTGATTCTGAACGCATTCTCGTTGTTCAAGAATCGCACGTGCATCGACTCATCCGACCGAAGCGGCTGATACGTGCCCTCGACATACTCAGCCCAGTTGCCGAGGATGATGTCGCCCTTGTCGCCGATGGTGTCGGCGTATTCCGTCAGGATGCACGGCCGGCCCAGCAGCATATCGGGGTGATCTTCCCGGGCGCTCGCTTGCCAGACGGGAACCCCGCTCGCTCCGACCGTCACGCTCAACTGCATCAGTTGCGGCAGGCAGTCGTGATTGACCAACCAGATTGCCTTGCCGTAACGCCAGCAGCGCGCCCTCATCTTGATGATGTTCTTGAAGATGATTGTGTCCGCGGCCTGGCCGGATTCCTTGCTGATGGAAATCAGCGACCCGCAGTTCATCACACCGAGAAATTCGCCGATGCCGGTGCCGGTAAGCCGCTCGCCCATCAGCTTCGATCCCATTTCCTCGCGCCAGCCGGAGGCAATCAGCGCGGCAAAGCTGACAGGGGAATCCGACAGTATCTCGTTAGTCGCGTAGGCCACGCCCATCAGGCTGTGAGCGTTCAATTCGACCTGCTCGAAACTCATGCGACTCGCGGTAACGGCTGCCGATTCCTCTCGGCGATAGACCCGCAGGCCACCGGATACGCTGGTGGTGTGGGTCTTATCGACGCGCGCGTTGAACGCGATCTTCGGCGCGGTCATCGGAATCGAGGTTGTGCGGCTGGCGAGAAAATCGCCCTCGGCGATCAGCGACTTCGGCGTCGGCGTCATGCCGCTCGGGATAAGGAACCCGCCGTATGGGTCGGCATAGCCGCCCTGCTCGTCGCTGCCGGCCGTCATTTTGATCGGGGCGAGCCGCTTGTCCTCTGCGCGGCCCATGCCAGCATCTATGACGCAGTGCATGAAGTCGCGGGGCGTCGCGAAGCCGCGCATGGGGTCGTCGAGGATCTTGTCGCGGATCTCCGTGACGACCTGCTCGGGGTTGGCGACGGGGGGGACGGGCCCGGCGGTGCGGCCGGTCGATGCCGCCAGGGCCGTGGTCCGACCGCTGACGACCTCCAGGACATCGATCTGGTTCTCCAGGGACTTGCACTCGGCCGTGAGTTCCTGAACGTGGGTAAGCTGCTCTTGGTCCAGGCCCTTCGCGGCGTCGGCGTCGGCGAGAATCTTGGCGGCCTCGTCATGGGCGGCGTTGCGCCGCTTGCGAAGTTCGTCGATTGTCATGTCAGGCTCCCAACGTGCCGACAGAGCATCCGTTGGGAGCGCGCAAAAAAAGCGGCACGCTTCGTCGGCAACGTGAATGGAAAACGTTGCTGACGATCCGTGCCGCAGTCTCGCTAACACTTCTCGCCGTCTACATTGTCCGGCCGCGTGCGACTCTGCGCATCGACCGGGAATGTGATTGGCTCCCGATTGTCAACGTATTCTACGCGCTACGGTGCAGGCGTGTCAAGAACTTTTTCAGATTTATTTTCAGCTTCGCTGTGCTGCTATTCCACGCTCAGGCGCGGATCGTGTCAACCATAACCTGCGCCGTCGCCGCCCGCCGCTGGGCCGTCGCCGCTTCCAGCCGGCCGATGAGCTCGCCCAGCGTGGCCTCGAAAGGCTGCACCGCGTCTATCAGGCCCATGCTCTTGGCTTTGGCCGCGATGAAGACTCGCCCGTCCGCGGCCCCTACACCCATCGTCAAAGCCAAGCTCCGGGAAGCGTTGACGTGATCGATGAAGTTGCGGCCGAGATCATCCACGATCTCTTGCTCGGCCTTGAGTTGCTTGGCAGAGATCGGCACGCCGGGAATGCCCGTCGCCTTGTGGGGCGCGGTTGTCAGGACGTGGACCTCTACGCCGTCCTTTTCCGCCTTGGCCGATGAGTCCTCAAGGACAAGAACCGTCCCCAGACTACCGATCAGGGCGTTGGCGTTGGCTGTGATTCGCTCGGCGCCGGCGGCGACGTAGTAGGCGGCCGAGGCCCCTTGGTCGTCGATGTGCGCGTAGAGGGGCTTCTGCTTTCCGGCCTTGACGACATCGGCAGCCAGATCGGGGCAGCCTGCCACCGTCCCGCCCGGAGAATCAATGGAGAGTAATATGGCCTCGACAGCCTCATCAGATACCGCCTTCCTGAGCGCTTGCCGCGTTCGGATCGTGGACGTGCCGCCGAAGCTGGACACGCCCTTTGTCATCATTCCAATAATCGAGATTCGCGCCACGCCTTCGTACAGCCGGTACAGCCCTTCGTCGTCGGGCTCGCCCTTCGGTGGCGCCGCCGCCTGGGGCAACTGCCCCGCGCGATAAGCCGCGACCATTTCGCTCAGCCAGCGGGAATCAGCCCACCACGGCCCGATGTGCTGCGCGGCGCATTTGAGTTCAGTGTCATTCATCGTGTGCCTTTCTCAGCAGAGGAGAACCTTATGCCATTTATGCCACAACCTGCGGAAGAATCTGCCAATGTTCCTGGCCACAACCCAGAGCCAAGGCCGATAGACGGAACCAAGGCGCACCGTGAAATCTGGTAGCGCATCACCAACTGCCACGGGCGGGAGGTCCGGGCTTTCGACAATGAGCCTCACGGTGTCCACGGCCTCATCATAATCCACGCCACGCACGCGAACATCGCGCAGGCCGGCCAAGACAACAGCATCCCCGAGCACGGTGTTGCCAGGTATCATAATGTCCGCGATGAGGCTCCCGCTGATACTCACAACGGCGCAGCGGTGTGTCTGAGGTTTGTCATTCATCATTCGCTCCCATCGCCGCCAACACGGCGTCAGTAATGTGGTCGGTCAGATATACAGCAGCTTCACCGGGGCGGTCTATCAGCCAGCCGCCGCAGACCTCCTTGACTGTGCCGGCCAGGTACGCCTCGGCAACGTCGGCCTCGGACCGGGCAACATGCATCTCCGCGAATAGGCCCATCTCGGCTATTCCAACCTCCATCAGCGAAGGCGTTGCAAGCGTGACGCTGATGGTGCCGATCCCGGCGGATATAGGCCAGCCGCACGAAGTAGCGCACAACTCAGCCAACATCTCCGCCGGCGCCCGCAATGCATCTCGGATATATTCCCGGTGCTCCACATAGAACTTGAGAGACCAGCCTGAGAACGCCGCCGCATCGCCCTCGTACTTCTTCGCCGCGCGAATTGCCGCGTTGGCCTCTTTGCGCAGCACGCGCTCAGTCGCGTCGGCGAATGCCCGGGCCGTGGTTTTCTTCAGCGCTTCAGTATCAGGCTTGTCCTGCTGGCCCTGTTCCTGCCCGGCCTCGTTTGGAGGGGCCCCGGGGGCAGGCGGCTTGCCCGCATCCTCCAGCTTCACCATGTTCATCGGCACGAGGCGAATGTCGCCGGCCGGCCCAATGGGGTTCATGTCTTCCATCTCAAGGATGATATTGGGGGTGTAGGCGCCCAAGTCTCGCATTTGCCGGTAGTGCATCGTCTGCGCTTGCGTATCGCCACGGAGGCGAGCCTTGACGTTCAGCTTGGTGAACGTCTTGCCGAACGTCTTGAGGTCCATGACCCCGCCATTGATGAGCTTGAAATCCGCTTCTTCTTCCAACCTCTTTGCCCACGGCACGACGCCATCCTTGACGAACTCGATCTCGGATTGTTCCACGTTCTTGAAGTGAGCGTTGGAGTAATCGCCCAGCTTGTGGGGCGGCACGCCGAACCACCGGGTGGCCTCTTGGACGCCGAACAACCTGGTCTCAAGGAACTGCGCATCGTCCGGCGGTACGCCGCGCTCCGTCCAGGTCATCGACTCCTCAAGCAAGAGGATTCGATTCGCCCGGCCGACGCCCTGATGGCCTTCGTTGATGGACTTCCGCAGATTTGCCTCAGCCTTGGGCCCCAGGTGTTCCGGGTGGGTGACCACGCCGCCCATGTGCGCGCCCTGGCCGAAGAATGAAGCGCCGAACTTCTCCGCCGCAATGCCAAGTCCGACGCACTCCCGCGCCATCGTCAGGACCGAGTAGCCCTTCAACCCGTCGTAGCCCATGCCCTTGATGTGGAACATATCGGCGGCGCGGATGTATTCAAACTTGTTGTGGCCGAAGTCGATTTCGTAGACAAGCTCCCCGCTTTCCCGGCGCTTGGGTATGACGCGCGTCGGAGCGATCGGCCAGAGCCCCAAGGGATCGCCCCGGCCGGAGCGCTCGATCTCGGCGTAGCCGTTCCCGCGCAGCAGCGCCCAGCCCATCATCGTCTCGCGAAAGGCAAACGCGCCCATCTCCGTGTTCGGGCGATGGCGCAGCAAGGGGTCAACAGGATCATCCGTGTTGCGCTTCTTGCCGCCGTCCTCTTGGCGGTTGTAGACGTGCCACGTCAGGCCAGCAAGCGCGCTGGTCAAAATTCTCACCGCCGCCCAGAATGGGGAGTGCGTCAGGGCATTATCGCCATCGACCTTGACCCCAGCCATCGGCAGGATCGAGTTCCACATATTACTGCCGTGCGGGTCCTGCACTGCGGCCTTGCGGCCCTTTACCATCTGTCCGAGTATACTCATTAGTCTTTCCCTACGATCAATGCTACCAAGGCCAGCCCCAGCACGATCAATGCCAGGGGCGGCGCGAGCAGATACGCACCGGCGCCCAGCACGCCCACGCCAAGCAGCCCTATGATTATCTTCGCTATCCGTAGTTTCATGCCTGCGCACTCGCAAATAATGGCGCGTCTATCGGCTCGCCTTGCGAGGCTTCGATCCGCGCCTTGGCTGTCTCGAATGAATCCGTGTCCTTTTCGATGCCGATGAATCCCCGGCCGGTCTTCACACACGCGATGCCGGTACTACCTGAGCCCATGAACGGATCGAGCACTACGCCGCCGGTCGGCGTCTTGGTGAGGCGGCAAAGGTATTCCATGAGTGCGA